TGCTGCTAGGGCGGCGCGGGCTTCACGATTGACGCACTGTTCGTCTCTTGCGCTCATTGCCATGTTGTGACCAGTCAAGTCATCTATGCGCTCCAACGCCTCCACCAGCGCCTTGATCGTGGCTGCTTGAGCGTCGATGTGGTCGGCGGACTCCTTACCCAGCCTTATAACTTGTTCGGGCGTTGCCATACTAATTGTACGCAAAAATAGGCGAAGATCGTTTGGCGGCAAACCGTTGTTTATGTCAGTCATGTGGTTTCCTATCTGTTGGTTGCTCCCCGCCCTCATGTGGCGCACGCAGCGGGGAGCGTCTGGGGTCGACATAGAACAAACGCCCATCGGGCATTTATCGCCACTGGATCGCCGTGGCCGCGTTATCCCGTCAGTGGGATTTCTTAAACTTCGCTATGCGCGTCGTTAATTCTGACTGTGAAGCTTTGAGGGTAGCAGGAAAACCACACGCAAGTAGCTTTTGGGTCCGAAGAATTATTCCACTGCGCCCACCTTGCACACCTACCTTCTTTGAACATGGTGCTTAGCGTGTCGGAGACTATCTTGCGCAGCAGTTTCAGGTCTTCACTTGATAGGTCTTTCTCATCGTATGCGTACTCCTCAGTCATACTGTCCACGGTCCATATGCCGTCTTCGCTCATAACTTCCTTAACAAAGTAGTCCACATCTTTTGCGCATAGAGTCGCCTTAGCAACGGTATCGACGCGGCTGCTTAGGTCAAGCTTAGCTGGTTTGCTTTCCGCGACAGCTGGAATCATTGGCTTGATGTAGCTAACAACAAAAGGCGTGCGGTCAGAGTGATCCTTGCTGGCATTGTTCGAGATTGCCGCTTCGATGGTGTCTCCCTCAATGGCGTTCGACTTACTCATTACTGAATTGGGAATGAAGCAGCCTTCGCCTGTATCAAGTACGACTCCGAACCCTGCCCCAGCTTGGATGACGTTCGTTAGAATTATTTTGGTGTACATATTGGCTCCTGATGTTTGTGATTATTCGTGCGGCTTGATCTGGGTAACAACGAACGGCGTCTCGGCAGCGCGATCGTAGTTAGATCGGATTTTGGTATTGCTTGGGCCGACTACATTGTGGCCCATATTAGTATCGAACCGCAGTATGCGATGGCGACGATTGCCAGCAGCGTGATTGCGTCGATGATAAGTTCTCTGATCATTTCATACCTTTTCATGTGGTGTTTCTCCGTTGGGTTTAATCGTGTATATCCAGCTCCTTGTTCTGTTTTTGCCAGAGACCAGCATTGTTCGCTCGAGCAATCCATCTAAAAACATTCTTTGCATATAGGTGGTCACTGACTTTTGAGATATGTCGGTAAACTCAGAGACGTTTGCTGATGTTCCAGCACCAAGTCTTTTGACAATAGATAATATATCCTCAACCTTTTCAGCCCTACGCCTTTCATTATACATTGCTCCTCTTTCTTGCTTCGATAGACCGTTGGTAAGCATCCGGCACGGGAATGCTGTGCGGTTCTTCGCCTTGTATGCAGCAAACTCAAACTCATAGAGGCAGTATCCGTAAGTAATCTCAGCCTTCTCCAATGGAGTCTTTGCTTTACTCACCAGATTTTTGTAGACCTTTAGCCGCTCGTCTTTTGAGCTAGAGAAGTACGGGTCGCTGCTGACTTTGACTTCAGGTTTTTTCTGTGGCTTATCCTCCTTTGGTTTATTGTAACCTGAGACAAAGGTTATCCCGTACTTATCTATGGCCTTCCTTAAATGGTGCGGGGTTATGTCGAGAAGCTCCATTGCCTGCGATCTGGTTAGGCCCATGCCTGCTGCGTGAATAATTTTTTGGTATGGTATATCGTCCATCTTCTCCTCCGTTATTGGCGGGCCGTTAAGCCCGCCTTAGGTTTTTCAGAATGGGATTTGATCAAGGCTTACAGAGTCAGGCTCTCGCTCTTCTTGCCCTGTCTCCCGACGTTGCTGCGCATCTGACACGTTGAAGGTCATGTACGGCTTTCCATCTTTCATCTTGCGCCACGCAGCAAGGCGGCGAAACTCATTGAAGGGTCCGGTATAATCTGGTGCAGCTTCGTTGCCCTTCTTATCGTTCTCAAACAAGACGCCGATCTTTTCATAGACCTCAATGATAGTCTTGCCAGCTTTGGTCTGGTCTTTGATTAGCGTGATCTTGCGGTCGACACTGCTGTCATTGATCTTGCCTTGAAGGATCAACTTTTGAGTTTCGAATGGTGCGAATGCTGCGCCACGGTCCGTGTTGTCGTATGTATCTGCCATGCTTTTGGCTCCTTTGATTGAGTTAGTTGGGTGGTTCTCAGTCCCCGCCACCCCGTCAGGTTTGCTTGTTGACTGGGAATTTATTTACCAAGTGTCGGAGCTGGCTTTCCCTGCGGATGGGTCAGCGTATTTATTGCCATCCATCTTTCCAAGGAACACATCAGCATCGCATCCTATGTGTGATAGCGCTTTGGTTAGGGCGTCAGTCACCGACATCTTTGGCGCGTCCTCTGCCATGCGGCCCTTGGCTGCGTCAAAGAATTTGCGACAACCAGTGAAAGCACCGAATGAATTTGCGGGTGTGCCATGCCAGACTGTGACATGGGCAAGAACTGCGGAGTCACCATTGCTCACATGCACCATCTCTGTTGTGCTGTGCCAGCCCCAGCCAATACCGACTGGTCCGAACTGTTTGGTCATCTTCATAACCTGATACTGCGGATCGATAGCTGTAAAGCTACGCGAGCCGAAGCTGATCTTCTTGAGGTAAGCTGGGTCTGACTTAGCTAAGCTTTCCCATATTGTCATGTTGCTCATCGTGTTCTCCTTACTTGCGAGTTGTAATGCGCAGCGCACCGCGCTTGTCGCGCTTGATTGTTAAGAGGCTGTTGTAAACCTCGCGCTCATTGCGTCCGACCATAGACTTCAGGTCGTTCTTTGCAGCCTCAAATAGCTTGGCCGCTGATTGGTGTTCGATGTAGTCATGCGCTTTTGATGTGAACTCATTGTCTGTTGAGGCATCTCTTCGCACCATGCTGTCCACCTCAATCTTGTCGATGCTGATGCTTGGCGTATCAATGCCAACTGGCTCTTGGTCCCGCATAACGTAGCCCCAGAAGTCTGACACCACTGCCCACATTGAATTGAAATACTCTTGGTTGCGCGCGACATATGCTGACTCCCATTTGCTGTTGCCAAAAATTACAGACAAGTAGATTCCATCGGCACCAGCTAAGTGCGCATAGGTTTGAATCTGCGGCATGTAATACTCGATTACACTGTCCATGTTGTTCATCGCATTGGTGTGCTTGGCTTCGATGATTGCGCTGCCCCACATTCCGTCAACTGTTCCCTTGGCGGGGACATCTCCGATTCTTTTCTCGAAAGACTTCTGAGTATCTGTGATTGTGCAGTCATGCTCATACTCAAACCACTCTATGTTGAAGTCTTCTGTCAGTGATCCAAGTTGAACGGCGATGTTTCTGCTAAGGTCATCACCCTCACTGCGGCCAGTCTTGACCTGCCATAGCTCAAGCCAGTGGCCCTGCATAATGCGGACACAATCTGACCCTCCGATAAATCCAGTGCGTTTCATTTGGTTCTCCTTATTGATATATATTACTGCTTATGTGCAGCGTTTGCAAGGTACCCTTGATAGGGTTCGAAGTTTCTTTCTGTGAGCCCATGCTCTTTGATGAGCTTTGCTTTGTGAGGATCACGCAGGTACATGTCTGGAACAGGTTGCTCCTGAGCAATTCTCTTAGCGTTTATGGAGTGAGGGTCAGCAAGGTATTGAGTTGGCGCTGTAGCCCTACCGCCATCGACTCTCATGGCCATCCTGAGCCCGTCTGTGAACTCTTTAACGGATGGCAGTGTGCGTGTCTTCGCAGATTGAGTCACCTCTTTCGCTGTGATGGCGACGAGGTGACTCATCCGCTCCCTATTGATTGGGCTAGGAAGGTTGCGATTGATTGCTTCGATAACATCCATAGCAACAATCGTTGGATCAAGATCGCGCGGCATGTTGAACCTGCTTACGATGTCTGACTTGAACCACTGCTTGAGAAACAACATGCGCTGATCATAATTCATTGAGCCACCCCGCTGTCTTCTTGGTTTCTTTCTTCTCTGATTCTAAGTCATCATCCCATCGCTCTCCGTTCAGCCACGTCGAGGGGTGTGGGATATACTGGTTCTCAGTACCCATCTCTTCGCAATGCTTGGAGTAATGAATGGCTCCTTGGATTATGTCATCACTACTGGCAAAGCTAAGAGCCCGCTTGAATGCAGTGCGGGCTGCGCCCTTACCAATGCGCCGAGGGTAGGCGTGCCAGAAGGCTTGGAACATGGGTGTATTATTTGGATGTGCCAATTTGTCATGTGAAGATGTCTTAGTATTACTAGCTATATCTAGCTTAGTAATATTACTAACTACCTCGGGTGACAGATTGTCACCTCGAGACGGAATTTTCTTTATGTTTTCGTAAGGCATATCTTCCTCCATCGAAGTCATTGCATAGAAGTTGGGTCGGTTGGGTCGCCTCTTAACGCGGATGTAGTTCTGATTCTCAAGCCAGTTGATGCTTCTGATTACAGTCCTGACGTTGAGCATTGTGTCTTCAGCCAGCCTAAGCTGAGAAGGGAAGCACTCTCCATTCGCATTGCAGTATGTGGACAGTGCAATGAGAATAACTTTTGCCGCAGGATTACCTATTGGCATTAGTGCAGTATCTATTGTAAGATCATAAGAGATCATGTGGTTCTCCCCCTTTGGTCCTCCTCGCCTAAGACTTAGGGGCGTCCTTGTCCAAGGGACGCCCTCTCTTTATGACTCATCGGGCCATACGCTCTTGTCTTGAAGCAGCGTGTAGTGCCCAACCATTTTGCCGTTGTCTAACTTCAGGCGTTGGCAATGGATAGGCCACCCATCATCTTTAAGATCAAAGATTCGGCCAGATAGTCGAAGGCATCCAAACATATTCAATGCATCGAGTGGGGTGATTGTTTTACCTGTCTTTAGGTAGCTCAGTATCTCTTGGTTCTGTGACATGCTGGTTCTCCATAAGCATTTCAAATATGTCACCTCTAAAGATGACGATGGTTTGCGGCTCACCTGTGCGTCGCTTGTAGATAGCAAAGTCTCTGCCATCTAAAACTGTGAAGGGACT